AAATGTCGCTGTACCTTCGTCTATAAAATCTGTGTTAGCTTCTATAATTTCTGTAGCCTGGTTACTAAGTACTTGTTTACCACCTCTAGACGTTAAATAGTCATAGCCGTTACTGTCGCTATCTTGTCGCATACCAAAATTAGCTTCGTATGTAGTTCTTCTACTTTGTGTAGTGCGTGTGCTACGCTTGTCAAAATTGTAATAGTCCCAACACCCTAAACTATTTACCCATGCTAACCTTATTGTTTCAAAACCTTTGCAGTCTTCGTCTACAACTTCATAATGTAACGCTTTAGACTTTGTAGCGTTACTATCGTTTTCTACAGTTATCATATACCTAACTGTATTGTTTAAATTAGTTTCAGTTGTTAAACTCATATCTCTAAAATTTTGCATACCAACAGGAAACCATACTAGACCTGTTCTTTGCGTCATACCTACTGCGTCGGCTGTATCTTCGAAGCCGTTGTCAACATTAAAATTGCCTATTAAAGCATTATTACTATCATATAACGAAATTTGCGCCCTAGTGTAATTGTTAAAATGGTTTAAATGATTTCTATTAAACATACCTAAAACTGCATAGTCATTTGTTCTTATTTTTTGTATTTGTGCGTCTGTAGTTGCGTCTTCAGGGCTAAATAAATTTGTTTGTACATGTTCTGCGTCACTTAAAAACAAACCTATACTACTATTTAATTTATGGTTTTGCACAAATAGTGCGCTTTCGCCTTGATTATGTTGTCTACAGCCGTTAAACACAAAAAACTTATCGTTTACTGCATTTGTACCACTTTGCGCTTCTGCATTTCTAAAACTACTTATAAATGTGTTGTTTAGTGTATATTCTTCACCTACGCGTAAATCTACTTGTATAAGTGTAGACATATTTTGTCTAAAACCTGTTATTTTATGTATGCTTTCTACAGTTGTACTACCTGCTAAATGAAAAGGTGCAGTGTCTGTTAGCAAATAGTCTTGAAATATTTTTTCTAAATGAAAGTTAGCCCGATCAAATTCATTAGGTGGTGCTTTTAATATTGCAACAACAGTATTGTTAATAGATATTTCTAGCAAGTACTTTCTATTTTTTGCTTGTATAAAACTACCGCCACTATATACTAAGTTAGCTATAGCGTCTGCACTTACTACAAATTTTTGATATGCAGGGTATACACCTTGCGGGGTTTTAGTAAAAAATAATTGTGTTTGATTAGGCATTATATTACATTTCTTTTGTTACTGTTCTTATAAATTCGGCTGCGTCTTTAGCATATGCTTTAGCAAACTTTTTAGGTAGTGTGCGTAGCCCTACGTTAAGTGCGTCACTAAAAAAGTTACTAGGCTTAACGCCATATAAATATATTTTTCTAGCTATCAAAAATACTAAGCTTTTGCGTTTTATAAACCTACCTTGACTATCTCTAGCACTTTTTAAACCTTTGCGTACTACCCATTTATCTATAGCACCTATGTTAGCAGCTTTTTTACTTCCTGTAAATTTATAAGGGCTTCTAGGTGCGTTTTTACTACTTATACTACCTTTTATACCTTTGTCTACTAAAGACGCGTAAGGCACACCTAAAAAACGCAAGTCTAAAACACCTTCTTTAACTTTTAAATGATAACCTAAACTACTACCTAAGTCACCACTAGCGTTTTTACCTTGTGCGTTTAGTATACCTTGTGCAGTCTTTACTACTTTTTGACCAAATAAGTCAAATACTTTTTTTACGTGTTTTGTTTTCACTAAGCAGTAGCTATAAATACTTCAACATCTAAAACATTACCACCGTGCGAATTATGTACAAATAGTGTTTCTATGTCGTCTGTAGTTGTTATAGCTGCTTTGCTAGTTGCACCATTACCGTTAGGTGTAAAGTATGCAACACTACAGCCTGCCTTTAATTCAGTTGCAGCAGATGTACTATTAAATGCTTTTGTAAGTACAAGTGCGTCTGTGTCATCTAAATTAGTAACACGTATGTATTTTACGTCTTCTACGTCAAATTGATTATTTGTAACAGTACTTATAAAAGTAGCTAGTGTTACAGATGTACTAGCAGGTACAGAAAATATGCGCTTAAATACATTACCTATACCTGATATACTTTTTGTTGTAGTCTGATCGTATACAGTATTGTTTAAAGTTAGTGTTTCAGCTATAGCTACAGATAGTGTAGCAGTTGTTACCGTTGTCGCCATTTATTTATATTTATATTAATATTTATATTTATATGTTATACTTCTTTTTATATTATAATATATAGTATTAGTAGTGTCGTTTTGTTGTTGCATACAAAACATAACTAACACATACTAAGCTACATAGCCACTACAAGCACTAGCATTAAATTCTACAACTATATTTATGCCTGCAGTCCAGCCCGTTACTTCATTGTCAAAGCGTTCTGTAAAAGGCTCACAAGTAATATTTTGTTGTATTTGTATTACTTGTCTAAAGTCTAAAAAATCGTCGTCAAAATCACTATTTAATAATACACTAAGTACGTCGCCTATAACTTGTAGCATATCACTTAACACTTCTTCTTCGTTGCTTTCGTCTTTTTTAACTAAGTCCATAACTATAAATTGAAATGTATAAGTTAAACTACTTGTGTCGTATGTAGCTGTTTCTGTGCCTATATGTAGTAAAGGGTATTTTGTTTCTACTAAATCAACTTCGAAAATGTCGCCTATAGTAGTTGTTTGTATTATAGTATTACTACTACCTACACTTCTAAACAAATCGTACAACATGTTTAGTGTAACGTTTTTAATTTCTTGTCCTTTATAAAATATACTCATTTTTTATTCTGTAAATATGTTAAGTCTTTTTTGTATGCTATGTAATTTAAACATGTGTCTATAGTTAGTTCTAGTACTTTGTCAAATTTTAGTATATCACCTTCTGCTAAATTATATATGACCGAATACCAGCCGTAGCGTTCACTAAACGCTTCTTCATCTGTCTTATAAAGTTGCGTCGTTTCTGTCTCGTCGTGTTCTTTAAATAAGACTGCGTAATGCTCATATAGTCCACTGCGATAGTCAAAAAAAAACTTGCAGCACCACTAACAATATTCATACTCATTTTATTTTTAAATATTTCTGCTCGTTTGTTAGCAGTGACATAGTCGTATTCTTCTATAGTATACTTGTCGCCTTTTTGTTCTATAATAGGTCTATATAAAATAGACATAACGCCATGCATATTAGCCCAACTGTCACTTAACTTGTTATCTAAGTCTACAAATTCTTTTAACTTTAAGTCTTTTAATTTAGGGTGAAAGCCATAGTTAACACCGTCTATTTCTAGTTGTAGTGCTAATTCTTCTACAGGCTTTTGTTCTATAAGTTCTGTAAGTCTGTCTGCAGACTTTTCTATTATACTATATTTAGCTTTACCTAGTATTTTAGTAGGCACACCTGTAAAAGCACTAACTAATTTTATTTGTTTTTCTACTTCTTTGTCGTCGTCGTTATAAGTTGTCATAAAGCGCATATAACTTGCTAAAGGTACTTGCGACCACTTATTAGGTATATAATAGCTTTTGTCGTTAATAACTAGTTCCATATTATAATATATAAAAGGTTAAATCTTGTATATTTGCATGTTATTTTGTTAAAGTTTAGGGTTGTAACTTTTGTTTTTGGGTTGCAGCCCTTTACTTTTTAGTGTATAAAATACTTACCTGTAGCTTTTAATTCATAAAACATTCTCATCATTATAGCGTCGCTATAGTCTGGGCTACGACCTATAGCTAATTTAACTTCGTCTTTGCCTACTAGTTGTAACTTAGTGTCTTTGTCAAAATTTTTGCGTCTAACTTGCTCTAACTCTTGTATTATGCTATTACGTGTAGTAATGTCTATTGTGTTTAAATATATAGCACTTTTATTTATATATTCTGCTAGTGTATAGTAGCATTGTGTTTTAAGGTTTTGATAGTTTTGTTTTTTTATAGCTGCACTATTATTTACAAAGCCTACACATCTAAGTATATCACGCACACCACCACCTACGCCGTCGTCGTCTACTATTATATTGCTAAGCTTGACATTATACATAGTTTGTAGTTTGCGTATTTGATCGGCTGCCTGCGTTACACTATTGCTAGACATAACTACAAATTGTTCTGCACGTAAGCCGCACCAATATACTATTACTGTTTTGTCTTTACCAAAACGCGCTATATCAGCAGTTATATATTTTGTGCCTTCTAATATATGTGTATTGTCAAATGCGCTTAGTATAGCATTGTAGTCTATTAGCTTGTCATCTGTGTCGTCATATTCCCAATTACCATATAGTAGCCTTTGTTTACTTATATAGTCTAATTTTTCTAGTTGTTCTTTATAGTGCTTACTTACGTGCTTATTGTCATCTACTAGTGACTGTATAAATTTACGGTATATAGGTAGTTTATTTTCTTTGTGTGGTTTGTAAAATATATTGTATACCCAACTTTTACTAGGGTTACAAGTAAGTAATATTT